ACCACTTGGAACATCAGTAGACTGTGTAATAGCCCAAGTACCTAAACTGCTCATATCTGTTTTAAATCTGTCTAAATAATAAGCACCGCTTGTCTGTCCTGTAAAAGAAGTACCCCTCTGTGCAATAGACATATCACCATTGATGATTAAATTTTTAAATGCAGGTTTACCAATACTTCCGTCTGTATCGGTTGCAGTGATTGTTCCGTCAGATATTTTTGCTGATGTGACAGAATTAGATGCTAATTTATCAGCAGTGACTATATTATCAGCTAAATCACTTGTAGTGATTGGTAAGGCAGTTGGGAAATTTCCGATATAACCTGCCATGCTTAACTCACATCTGTTAGTAGTTGTAGATGAATATCACAGTTGCCAGAACTATCATCTGTTTGTGCTTGAATTTTATCAGATGTCTGTAATACAACTTTTGGTAATTCTAAAGATGAGCCACTTGGTAGTGGTACATTTTCAAATATAAATTTTCCTGCGGTTGCTGAATTATCATATTTTTTTATTGATACATTCATAGCAGTTGTGGTTGTGTTTGCTACTGTTCCTGCAATAACAAGTGATTTATTAGTTGCAGTATAAACATCAGTAAGTGTGGCATCTGTTAAACTTACTTGTGCGTCATTAAAATTATTAGCCATATTTAACTCCCTAAAGCTACTGCAAATGGAATACTGTTTGGGTCACTTTCGGTGACGCTGATACCACTTGGCAGGGTTATTGCGTTTGTTGATGTGTTGATAGAAAATAATTCTAAGCTATCAGCACCATCATATATCTTTACAGATAAAGTATTAGTAGCACTGTTGTCAATCCAAATTGTACCTGCTACTGCTGTTGTAGGTGCGGTATTACCAATATGCTGAGAATTAATTGCGTTTAATGTATCATTTAGATTACTTCTAAAAGTTCCAAACGCTACGTTATCTATTGTAATTTGAGAAACTTGCGACATTACTTTTTAATACCTTATATTCATTATGATTTCAACCCATAACCATTAGCTTGATAGTCAAAAGTTCTTGAGATAGCAGAATTACTAGAATTATAGAAAGTCACATCAAAGCCAGATGTAGATTTATTAGCTACTACAAAGTAATCTCCACTAGCCATATCTTGACCTGTAATATTGACATTAGGATTAGCATAGAATGGATTTGTGAAGGTGACATTATATGTTCCTGTTCCACTAGCTATATCATCACCTGTTTCTTGTCTATTCTGTAAGTTTAAAGATACAGTTAATCCTTTCACTAAGGCTCTAGATTGGTTGTTTAAGCTGATTAGTCTGGCTCTAAATTTAAAATATTTACCTTTAAATGTTCCCTGTTGGGCAACACTTGTGAATGCAGATATGTCATCAAGGCTAGTTTCACTTGCTCCTATCTGAATATTAGTTCCTGCATTTGTAGGTAGATTTCCGTCAAATGGTGCTTTGGCATTTTCAAATAAATCCTCATTACGACCAAAATCAAATAAATCGTATGGGTCATCAGAAATCATATCTAATTGAATTTTAAATGTAGCGTCATAAATAAATGGCAAAGTAAAAGTTGAACTAAAATCATAAAAACCACTTCCTATAATATTCTTATTAATGCCACCTGTTTCAAATACATAATTAGCGTCTACATCACCAAAATTACCCACACCTTCATCAAACTTACTAATTGTATCTAGGGTTATCACATTATCACCTGTAATAGTTCCTGTGTCTGTTCTTTTAAATGTGTTGGTAAAACTACCTGCAAAATTAGGGTGTTCTGATATAGAGTTAATTAACTTATATCCTTGAGTGGTGACATTTGAAGATACTATTAATGAAGGCTCTAAACTTTCATTACCTAGTTTATCAATAGCTTTAATACCTAATGTAAAAGGTGCATCAATTTTATTTAAGATAATACTGTTCGCACTTCTTCTAGGCACACGAACTAAATCAGTAGAATTAAACCATTGATAACCACTAGATACTTTTTGATAGCGTATTTCATAGGATTCAACATCAAGGTCGGCAACAGGCAACCAAGATAACTGCATTTGGTCACTACCTATTAATGATATTGAAAATTCTTCTACATTGGCAGGTGGCTCGGTAGCACCAATTACCTTCCTTGTACCTGTGATATAAGCTGATTTAACACCTAAACTATTAATACCTCTTGCTCTTACTTCATAAGTTCCACCATCTACTGCATTTAATAATTGATACTCTAAAGACTTACCTTGAGATACTATTCTAAAATCATCAACTACCGCATCACCATTCCTATCTAAAGTTTGTTTTACTTCAATTTCATAATCATCAACAAATCTGTCAGTAGAAGCACCCACAGTTATTAATAATCTAGTGATGACTGTTCCATCATTCAATTCTTGTAAATCATCAGATAAGGTTAATGACGAAGGGGGTTGTACTGTAAAGGGGTCTGGTAGGTTTGTATCACCAATAGTAGCTACTTCGTTAATGGTGCTAAATGTGTACCAACTGTCTTGGTGTTCTTGCAAAGATAGACTAGCAGTAAAATTTGCATTTAGCGTCATACCACTTACTCTAAATGGCTTATTAACCATTCCCAATATTGTTGAACTAACATTAACAATATCACCTATTGCTAAATCTAATGCTTCATAATTAACATTTAGTCCTAGTTTTAAATTGTTTCTACTTCTTTGAAGAACAATTTTTCCAAATTCGTGTGCTTGATAGGGTGAGTTAATTGTATCTAAAGTGACATTACCTTCTTGTAGGAAACCACCATCCGCAGTTTTTAATGTGTCATGGTCTGTATCATAAACGATAGTATCTGCTTGATAGCCCTTTTCAGGATTCACAAAGTTTACTAAGACACGATTATATTTTTGGTCTTTTCTTTCACTTTCTAATTTAACACCACCAATAATATTATCTTCATTTAGTGTAAAAGATGCAGTGCCTGTGCTTTCTATTAAAAGTTTATATTCACCTTGAACATAAGGCAATAAACCTCTCATACCTCTTAACAAAGTTTTAACGTTATCTAATATTTTCTTATTAGTATTTAAAACTGCATTACATTCAAATAATTTTCCTGTTGTTCCTGTGTAATAAGTGACTAAAAACTAGGTATGTCTATTTCTGTTAATGGAATACCTTTCCCATATCTTTCATTTCTTAAAAAATCTAATAAGACAAATGCAGGATTGGTAGAATATTGTCCTGTGGTTTCATTACTGCTCCCATCAAAAGTAGAAATCTTTTTACCTTGAACTTTTACTTTAATATTGGGAATGCCTGAATATTTATCTGCATCCCACTCAAATCTGAAGGCTACATAACAAATTCCAGATAATTTGTGATTACTACCCCAATTTGTAAGTGTTGATAATAAACTTGAAGCTGATTGCCCATCTGTACCATAAAAAGGTTGTGCTTTAACAGTTGTTCCATAATTACTATCATTAGAAGTAATTTCTGTACCATTAACAAAACTACCACTAAATGTGACTGTTTCATCATTTACTTGAATTTCTGTGACTGCATTGATTTCACCCTCACATAACACTAAAGCCATGTAAAGATAAGTATTATCAGTTCCACTTGTTTCTACAAATACTCTAGTTCCCCCAAGTAATCTCTCACCATAAACTACAGGGATTTGTGCATTATTAGATTGTTTATTAACTAAAGTTCCTCTGATTTCCTCTACTTGTGGTAAATCTGGAATTTCTGGAATTGGAACAAACCAAGATATTACTTTTTGTACTGCTTCTTGTATTGGTTTAATTATCTCTGCCATTGTTTATTAACCCTAATAATTCTATTGTTTCTAAATGCTTTTACCCAGACTATCTCTTTATCATACTTTATATTTCTAGCAAAATCTTTACACCAATTAACCATATCATTTATATTTTTACTACATACAAAATTGGCAACACATAAATTATTACCACAATTCCAATTAGTTTGGTCTATGATTGCATGATTTATAAATTTTGTTTTTTGTATATCATTAAGAAATGCCCAATTAATAAAACCTATAATTTCTTTATCTTTAAATATCTTATATTGATTTAGGTTAAAACTTGGTTGTAAATGTTCTTTTAAATCTTGGTTAGATTGTTCTTGATATTCTTTAAATTTTTTTAGGAACTCAATAACTTCAATCAATACCTTCCCCATTTAATATCTTGAATTGTTTGTCCTGCAAATTCAAAACCTCTGTCACTAGGAAACAATCTTTGTTGGCTTCCTTCGTTTGTTCTTCTACCTGCTATCCTACTAAAATCAGAAAAGTGTGAAGTACAGATTAATGATATAGTAGCTTTATCAGTATCAATTCTAAAACTCTCAATATAACCTTTGTCATAGTTGTAAGTATCAATTAAAACATCTGTGCTATTTAATAATCCAATATCAATATTGACAATATCATTGGCTACATTGTTATTTAAAATAATAGATGTAAATGCACCATCTACTGCTGATAGATTAACTGTAAAATTAGAAACATTTATTTCAGCACTTTCCGCCTTATTGGTAATAGATAATAAATGCCCACTTGCAGTATAACTATTAGAATTATGAGTTATGTCTTTGTAGTGATTTGTAATTCTTTGTGGTGTTGGAAATAGTATTTCTACTAAGAGAATAGGCTTAATATTTTGATTTGCTAATTCAGTTTTTAAAGCACTAGATAATCCTCTAGCCATTACAATGCCTCTATAA